TTTGATTATTCCGTAAATGGTTTCCGCGTCTCCGGCGGCTGTGCATTCGACCTTTATCTCGTCTCCGGCGTAATAATCATTTTCTCCATCGGGAACATAGACAAAATCAGTTTCAGCCGATAAGTTTTTTTTGCGTAAGACCACGTCGTAAGTCGAACCTTTGCCGGAATCGAGAGTTATTGTGATAGTTTCCGTAAGCGCGCCGGTAGCGTGAAAGATAATCTTTTCCAGCCTAAACCTTCTTCCGATAGACGTGGTAAAACTTAACGGCGTTCCTGCGCCTACTGATAAATCTTGTGAAAAAACTATATCCGGCCTGAGTGAGTTGTTCATGTTTACTCTCTTACAAAATATATAGTTAATCTTGTGTGAACACCCTGCATAGATACAACGCCATTAGCTATCATCTTCGGACGTGGAAATCTCTCCGTAGCGGTATAACCATTTGCCGCTTCTTTTTCCCCAAGCTTCTCTCCGGTAGCCGCAATAGTAGTATCGTCAAACAACGCGGCCCAGCACTCCGCACCTGGTAGTCCTGGCAAAGCAGTAACCTCAAACGCCACTATCTTGTCTATCCCCGGCCGGATAGAGGTAGTAGGAATTATCCTCGTAAGTGCGTCCGTCCCACTATTATTCAAAATCTCATACGAATATTCTGTTATTGCCGTAGGGTTGCCATCCGCAAAAGCTAACGAAACAAACAAAACCGCCAAAACTAAAACACCTAATATCTTTCTCATTCATTCCTCCTTATTCCGTCGGTTATACATAACGCCATAATCATAAGACATATACCCGCCTTTCCAGGGTCAAACATCGTTAATTGAGCGAAACAAACTAACGCCACAAACATAAAAAGTATTATGATAGGCCGCCTGCCTATCGTTTTTAATGAACTTATGACAAACCACACTAAGAATATAAGCGCCACCGGCCCGAGGCACATAGCCGCGTGGAGATAATCGTTTTGTAAATGCACCCATCCGTATTTATGAAAATCCACCCATGTATAATCACTATTCAAAAACTGGCTGAAACCACCACCGAAAACACCGACAAGCCAGGGTTTAATATTAGGTAAATTTGTTCCAAAGATAGATGATAGCGCTTTCTCGAACCACGGGGAATAACCCACGCCAGGATCGATTATATTCAACGCGTCTTTTCTTATTGGATGATAGAAAGTGTTTATGAGAAGTTGCCCCCATACATAAGGACGGCAGCGGAATTTCATGCAAAGCCATGACCATTTTAAAATTACGCCGGATAAGCCTAACAAAAGAGCTACCCAGGCGAACTTAAATCGTTTTGATAGGAAAAGGTATATGACTATACTCACGGCAAGCGCCACTATCGGCGTGGTGTTCCCCACAAAAATCATACCTCTATACCAGGGGATCAGGGCGAAGGGTATGAGAAAATAAGTAAACCTCATGTTCGTGGAATATCGGATTATGGTAAAAAGAAAGATTATTCCAAATAATACAAAAAGATATCCCTCTACCATCAGATAAAAAATCTTATAGGAATAAGTCAGCGATGAGGGGTATAGCGCGAAACTATGGATAAACATACCAACCAATGACCATACCGCGATAAGAGACAGGGGAATACTCCTATACTGTCTTTTTGGTGTCATGCCGAAGGAAAGAGAAAATAAAAACGCTGTGTAGAATACGATAAAGATACTTCTATTGAAGTCCCCTTTGATCCACGGAATAAAGACAAAGAGGCTCGCTAAAATATCAAATAAAGAAGGTCGTGGGTTAAATAATGTTTTAAAATATTTAATCATATTAAAAAGGCGGGAGAAGCCCTTTTTGAAGGGGCCTCTCCACCTTTCTCATGGTTACGGTATAACCTTTTCGTATTCGATCGTTACCACCGTATAAGCGCCTTGAATTATGGTTACTCCATTTGCTAAATTCAGAGGTCTTGCATATGTGTATGATACGGAATCGGAGTCATTTGACTCGATCTCGCCCTCTAAACAATTATTCAAAGCCCCGCCAGTAGTCTGCGTGTCATAAAGACCCGCGACAGATTCAGTCGAAGTGCAAATGAAACCTGGCGTAAAAGCCACCCCAACCGTTACACGCAAAATTCTACATTGCCCCGGAGTTATAATATCCGTAGAAATTTTGGTAACCTGGCTTCTTGGGGAAGTATTTGTGATAACATACTTCGAATCCGACGGAAAGGCTGCCCATGCCGGTATAGCGCTGGCCAAAAGAGCCAGAACTATAAGAACACTAAATAATTTTCTCATGTTTTAGCTCCTTTCTATATGCCAGTGCTGGCAAAACCTAAGCGCCAATCAACGGCTTTAGACGCGAACATCAAGCTACCCTTGAATATGTAAGCCTCAATGTCCTCATCAACCCAATTAGCGAAACGGGGACGCCTGTTGTATATCGCTTTCAGGAATTTCAATTCCTTATAGATGACATACCAAGCGGTGTCTGAACCACCCTCTTTAGCGGAAAGTAATCTCCAGCAAATCGGATCATACATTCCGGCAAAGCGGTTGATTTCCATTTCACTGATTGAATCTTTGGCGGTCAATCCGCCTTCTACGGGCCTGTATTCAGCCCTTTCGGATAAGAGTCTCTCCGCGCGTCCTTTTAAAGCAGGCGGATAAAGCAATACCGGATTGTCATTTGCGAGGATTGGTAACCCTCTCATGTCATACAAATTATCCGATATCTGTTTTTCCGCTGCCTCTAAGTTATCATGCGAAAGAGGTCCGGATAACAGGTTGTCATAGACAATCCCTGTTTCCTCACGATTCTTCGGGTGATCATCATCCCAAAGATACTGTCCATCTGGGCAAGCCGTTGTAAATCCGCCGTAAATCTGCGCGGCCACAAGACGTTCTACTTTTACCCTTCCGCCTTTACCCAAACCCATTACTTCGCCCTTTTTACCTTTGAGTTTGGCGTATTCGTCTTGGTCGCTGGCCTCAAATGATACTTCAACCTTCACCCAATATTTGAGTGGGGTTACGGTCGCGGGATATCCAAGAATATAATCCTGATATCCAGCGCTTGAAAGTTCTGTTGCGAGTGTCCATTCACCCGTAGAGCTTATGGCGTCCCATTTCCAATCTTTGGTGGTATCATCGATAACATCACAGATTTTTGGAACGACACTATTCTCTTCGGCAAATCCCATAACGACAAATTCATCGTAAATAGGAGTGAATAGCTCGCTTAATTGCGCTCTTGTGTTAGCCATTTGTCATTCTCTCCTATTTTATGGGGCCGCAATACGGAATCGCCCTATGGCGTAACCGTATGTGGTGCCGTCTATCGCTTCAGCGCAGGCGTCGAAATCCTCTACCCAGAATCCTACTGATCCTGTTGCGCACGTTGTATCAGCGATGTCAAGTTGATATGCTGTATGTAAATCATACAACGCTCCAACATACCCTCTTGATATTACGGCGTTATTGCCGACGGGAACGGAAAACTGCACTTTGTCATCGAAGGGAATTATCAAAACACTTAAATCCCCCAATGAACCTGCGGAATTATCACAATTCTCAGCCGCTATGCCATAAAATATCAATGATGTATCTGTGGCGGTATTCGTAGCATAACCACCTCCATCATCTATAAGGTAATCACCCTTACGAATATTTACGATGGCAGCCGGAACTGATATACAACCCGCAGGAGAGACACCAGACAAAGGATAAAATCCCCTTGCCTGATAAGTTGATAACTTCATAATCACTCCTTATAGGTTAGTCAGGTCGAGCTTTATTTCGGCAGGGACATCTCTATATTCTTTTTCAAGATGCGTCCATCCGCAGTTCGGGCAGGGGTTAGGCTGGGTTTCGTCTTTGGCGTAAGTGATTTCATCCTTACACCATCCACAAACGTAAAATAGGAGCTTTCTATCTTCTTTCCTATCGGACATACTCCCTACGCCTCTTTACCGCTTCCCTTATCCGTTCTTTGGATAGCCCCATGCTTTCAGCGAGCTCTTCCCTTTTCTTTTCGAGTTCGGGTGTAGAGGAGAGAGGTTCGGCTTGGCGAGTTGAAGTTATTTCCTCATCGAGTCCCTGAAGGCGTTTATTCTCGATCTCTATTTCAGCGAGTTTCTTCTTCAGTTCCTCGACTTCAGTATTAACTTCCGGCTTTTTGTCGAGACGTTTTTCCATCTCGGCGACTACGAGTTCAGCGCCATTTTCGTCATAGATATACTTGTTAATGTCAGCCTCGAAGATTTCCATAAATATTTTCCATTTAGGGTTCTCTTCAAGGAGTGTCTTCCGTATATCTTCTTTGGACTTACCCTGGCCTTCGAGTTCCTTTCTACGCTTTGAAATATCAAGTTCAGGATGTTTAACAGCCATCTTGTCATAGGACTTCCCAAACTTGTCCATGACCTCAATGGCTTTTCTGGTTGTGAATTCATCATACTTGAAACGTTTTTCATCCTCAATACGCTTGAAACTTCTCCGCATTTGCCATTCGCTCGCGGTCTCATAATCTTCTAAAAGCCACTCATCAAATTCCTCTTTTGACATCTCGCGCCGTTCTTCTTTCGGAAGATTTTTGTCATCCTCAAGATACTTCTGGCGTAGTTTTGTCATCTCCTCTTTGAGTTTTACTTTAAACTTATCATCGGGAGTCATTGAAAGTTGTTTTTTAATACCGTCAAGTTCGGTCTTTAGGGCGTCTTTTTCAGCCTTTGTGGCCTCCTTGTCGCTTTCGAGGTATTTTATCTTTCCAGTGAGTTCGTCAATACGCTTCTGGACATTGGATTTCTCTTTCTTTTCCTTGTCCTCGGCATCAACCTTCTCTTTGACTTTAACAAGTTCTGCCTTACGCGCCTTGCCCACATCATCGAGTTCCTCATCTTTCTTGGATAAAATCTCCTCATCCTTTTTGGCTTGCGCCTCAAGGTCTTTGGCCTTCTTCTCAGCCTCAACTTTCTTAGTCTCCTCATCTTTGGTCTTTCCTTTTTCCGCTGACTGGGCGGGTCCGGCACCCCTTGCTTCCGGCTTTTTAGACATTTCTTCGCGCTCCTTCTTGGTATCTTCAAGAAGTTTTTTAGCGTCTTGTTCCATCTCTTTCATGTCCATCTTTCGTCTCCTCCATAATTGATAAGTTCAATTAAGAAAACTTTTGAGGACTATTCCTCGATTTTCTTTGGTCTGCCTTTTTTAGCCTTTGGTTTTTCTATTACCTTTTCTTCTTTGACTTCTTCTTTCCCTTGCATGGCATCTCCGGCCTCCTTCTGTTTCTTTCGATCAGCTAAAAACTTCTTAACTTCGAGCTCTTCATCTCTCTTAGCCTGCTTCTCAGCTACGATCTGCGCCTTTGACTTATGTATACGACTTGGGTCATCCGCCACAAATTTTATCGGAGTTCTTTTTATTTTCTCTAACTTCTCGGCCCTTTCCCGTAGTTGTTGGTCGCGGGATTTGATTTTTTCTAAATTCTCTAAGCGCTCTTCCACGCTTGGTTTTCTATCCTCTTCCATCCTATCCTCCTGTTTTTAAGTCTTTGATCCTCGCATCCACGAGGTCTATAATCTTCCCCAAATCCTCTATCTTGGCTTCAGCCCTGACAGCGTTGTGGAAGTCCTCTTTCGCCACATATCTTAAAACCTCTTTTGTAAGGTGTTCTTTGTGGTCTTTTAAAAGGTCGAGATATACTTTCCATTCATCTGACCTGATAAGGTTTTCCCAAGTTGAGAGTTCAAACAAACCTTCTTCTTTGGGTTCGTTAGGCATTTTTGTCTACCAATCGGCTTTTACTGCCCTGTTTAAATACTTCCTTTTTTGCGGTTTCGTCTACCATTACAGATAAAACGTCAAAACCGATAGACTGTCTTGTCTTAGAGCCTTCATGTGTTTCTTTCGAGGACATCTTTATCTTGGCTGTGAATTCTTGCCCCATTTCAAATTTCATCAATTCTTCCGGCGCTTTGTCATAGATAGTAAATGACGGATAACTTTCTCTTGGCGATTCCGCAATGCTTGACTTCTCTAATTTTTCAACAGGTTTTTTTAAACTGATTTCTTTCATTAATCCTCCCTTTATTAGTTATAACAATTTTTCCAATACCCTTATAACACTATGAATTTCTCTATCAATTTCAATTTGGTCATAATGCCTATCCCCTGCCATACAGGAAATTGAAGCAAGTAATATTTCCAAGCATTCGTGCAGAGCAGTCTGTTTAATCTGTTCTTCAAGGTTATTAAATGGTTTAGGAAAATCTATGGCAAGAGTTATGGTGGCTACTCTGCCCGCATATTTCCATTGAGCGTTTCCAAAACTATCCTTTAATTTCTTAAACTCATAAAATATTCTCCAAGATTTTAACCCTAATCTATCAAGTTGCTTTTCGCACTCGGTTTTGAATAATTCAAAATGCTCTTGAGTTAACCTCATTGCATCCCCATTGTCGGATTAGGCGGTTGTATAGCCCCTGGCTGTGGCGCAATCGCCCCTGGTTGAGCGTTTGGCGCTCCTATAGGCATTGCTCCTGGGCCTGTCCTATGCCCCGCCTCAATGGCGTTTGCCGCCAATTCTGATGCCATTCGCTCTTCCATGACCTTTTTCATAAATAACCTGTAACCTACCTCGGTCTTGAATATCAACTCATCAAGGTTAGGTCTATATTCCTCATCCAAATCAAAGTATTTTTCAGTCTTTTTCTTGTAGAGTCCGGTTAAGATTTCCTGAAAATTCCATGACTCTTCAGGTTCCACAACCTCACCCTGCATAAGCCTAGACCATATATTGTCAATATCTCTTGAAACTCCCATTTCGGTCTTGGGTTCAGGCGGTAAATATCTTTCGGGAGCCGCTATACCCCGCCTCTTCATGGTATCTCTTGTCAAAAGCCAGCTGCCTTTAGGGTTTATACGCGGATCAAACCACGGTGATCTACTAAGCGTGTCATAGGCCCACATATATAATTGTGTCTCATATACTTTCGATCCGGCTATGACATCGGGCTCAATTCTTACATCAGCGTTATAGCGGATAGTCTCAACCGAGAGATTAGGAAATAGCTTTTTGCCATCCTCTCCAAGAATGCGCTCACCGAGATTTTTCGGTATATGTTCCTGATAGATATTGAGAAGCATTGTTATTATTTCAGAAAACTCATCCTGGAAGGACGTTATCCACTTACCGAAACGTGTCTCTGAATTCTTGGCGACAAGCATATCTCGACCAAGCGTTCCGGACTGATTGCGTTCATTGGACTGGAAGTAAGAGGCCGCGCCGGTTCGTTTCTCGATAACTTCCCAAAGGATGCGGATATCCTGTTCGGCCCATGCCATAGAACGTTGAAGATTAGGAAAGTATATTTCCTCATTAGGATTGCCTTCCGTTGGATAATTGACGCCTGGTTCAAGGTCATATACATTCTTTCCATAACCTTCGTTAATCTTATGAAAACCAAAAGGACAATTCGTTACATATTGAAAATCAGCTTTTTGGTTCCACGTCTCATTAAAGGCGTCCACAGGGTCTTTGATAGTAGTATGTAAATCCTTACCTCGAAGTTGCCCTGGAATTTTATCAAAGGGGCCGCCGACAAAAGGATATTTACCCGTTTTCGTTATCTTCCTTAAAGGTTTACCCGATAGGAAGGTTTCGGTTTTGCGTTCTATCAAGAAGCGGTATCTCTCACGGCGGCCATTTTTCGTATACCATCCATACCACCTGTAAACGTCTATCGGCATGGCGCGGAATTTCTCATCAACTGCATCTTCAAGGTCTAACTCATCGGCTCGCAGTTTTTCTATACCGTCTTTTGAGGTTGCGTCAGAGGCCGCTTTAAACTTTGTTACCATCGCGGAGTCAACATTCAAGAATACACTTTTACCGCCTTTATCCTTCTCTCCTAAAGCAAGTATGTCGTCTCCCGTGAAATGGAGTATCCTGATTATATGTGGAAGTTGCTGGATATATTTCCCATAACGGGGCATTAGAATATCATCAAGGTTGTCTATGTTCTCCATGACCGCTTTCTCAAACCTTACTTGTTCGGTCTTTATCTCATAAGTGCCGTCTCTTTTCTTAATCCTTCTGTCAACCCATTCATGCCATACTTTGCGGTATATCTCAACGATAGCGAAACCCTGATCGACTTTGTTAGAGATATAATCCTCAACTTCAGGCAGAGCATTTACCTCGTTTTTTCCTATCATCCATTTGCAGAAATGTTCAAGGGCATCCCTGTTGTCCACGTCATTGGCCTCAGTTGCGACAGCGTGAATAGAGTCCGGATTCCAGCAAGTAGCTTGGAAAGTCGCTTTGTAAGTATCGCCAATCGCTGGACTTACCCCTAAGTTCCTATCTGATTGCCAGGATCGCTTTTTTATCCCTTCAAGAACAGAGGGTTTCTCGGCGTTGGCTCTTTGAAGCGCCTTCTTACGGCTCTCTATCCAGTTAGCCTGCACTTCCTCGTCAGCTCTAATATCCTCACTAATCATCTTGACGATTTTTTCCTGTTCAGTCGCGGAAAAAGCGTCAGTATCTATGTCTTGATTTTGTGTATTGTCCTGTTTAGGTTTTATTGGTTTTGGCATACTATCCTTTTTTATCTTCCTATTAGTCTATTTCTTACAGCGTTTATAATCCCATGCCTCGCCGGTTCAATCCTATGGGCCGCTTTGTCGAATTCTTTTATCTTGTTCACGATTTCGATATTTATAGCTAACATCATATTCACCGCTTCCTGTTTCGATGAAAAATGAGACATTACAGCCGGTCCCTTATCTGTCCGCGCGATACATAGAACAATATCTTTTATGAGGACTGAATTATCCTCGGTATGTTCAACCTTTGGCTCTTCTTTATGTTCCTGCGGGTTCTCTGACATTTTCAGTCCTCTCTATTTTTTCATGTCTTTTAAAAGGACAAGTATTATTTCCATTTTGAGCAAAATTGCACGTCTCTTCTATCTGATATTGGTAGTATTCTTTTTTCCCCGTAGACTGCCGGACACACTTAACGGCTGTGCAACCTTGAAATTCCATTAGTAAATCCTTTCGGCTCGGGGTGCGGTTTTAGGCATTACATAAGTCGGCCTAAGTTTATACATCATCAAAGCTATGGCTAACGCGATTACCCTATCGTCATTACAACCTTCTACCGCGTTCATCTTGCCGTCCTCTTCAATCACGAAAGTCTGTAATTCTCTTATGGTATCCTCACTTAGTATGGTTATAAGGTTTTCCCTGATTACCTCCGCGAGTTTGTCTATTATGAGAGGCTTAGTCTTGGCGTCCGTATGCCAACCGAATTTCTTTGTTAACTTTTTGGATTGCTCATCAAGGATTTCTTTGTAGTAAAGATTTTTATAGGGTTTATAATCACCCTGACCCTGTCGCAATGGAAGGATACAAGCGAGCCCCGGCCCATTATTCTCAATAGCTACCAATGCCTTATTACACCAATGACCGAGTTTGAATAATTCTATGGCAAATTGTGAGGGGTCAAGTTTACTTGTATTTAAGACTATGTCCTCAGCAAGAGTATCGTAGTTTAGAAACGATGCGCTTGACCTGTCATTTCCAATGCCCTCCGAGATATCCACGCCTATCGCGCCCTTAGTTGTGTCATCGGGAAAGCGATAAACCTCTATTAGACCGTCGATTTGTTCGACAAATTCCACCACTCCGTCGGTAAATATGAGGTTTCCCCTGATTGGTGTCTCACATTTCTGCATTAAACGCTTCAGGATCGACGAATCGAACCTCGGACGACCTACTAACGCCTCGAAGTTAGCCTCATACTCCTGGCTGAACCTTATCGGATCGGTTTCAAGTCGGGCCTTCTCGACTTCTTCCTCTATGCCTTCTATGGCGAGATTATCTATCGTCTTAAAATGGAAGGACTGATAATCGGAATCGTCTTTTTCTTTGTTGTAAAGTTTCCAGAAGTGATTGTAGCCAACCGGCGTGCCTATGAATATTGCCTTTCCCTTGCTATCAACAAGCATAGGCCGGATAATCTCATCCCAGACCATTTCTTTCATCTGGCCATATTCATCAAGAACCGCGTAGTTTAGGCCAACACCTTTAAGGCTTTCTGGGTTATCCGCGCCTCTTAACGATATTGTCGCTCCTTGTATTAGCTCTATGGTTAATTCAACCTCATTTTTCGAGGATATAAGTTCGCTTGGTAGGTTATCAAATAGCATTTTCCATGCTATTTCTTTCGCCTGCCGGTAGGTAGGGGCCACATAGTAGTTTCTGGAATTGGGATTTTCGAGGGCCATCCGGATGAGTTCATTTATAGCGAAGATAGTTTTACCAAACCTTCGACCAGCCACCACAACCTTAAAGCGAGCGTTACTATCTCGTATTATCTGCTGGTTGTCGTGTGGGTAAAACTGGAGTTCTATTACCCTTTCTTCCATTGGCATTGTGGATGATAACAACTACTTGGCCTCCCTGATTTTTTATCTTCTGTTCTGGCTTACCATCTATTCGGTCAATTATATCTACGATTGAATTATGCTCACCTTGACAAGCGTTTAAGATATGTCTCAAACCTATAACATGAGCTATTTTACCTTTAACTCTTTTGTGGGTTTCGGGATCTTCAAAGTTTATTTTCTTCTCAAGAATATGCTTGATTTCGGTAATAATAGATGTGCCTGGCTTGCGACCACAAGTCTTAGGTTGGTTTGTAGAAGAA